AAAAATAATCCCAATACTCCAGTTGGTAATAAACTTAATAAACCTTCTTCAAACATTTTTCTTCCTCTTTTCTACAATCACTTGAAATTTTAAATATAAAAAAAGAACCTTTAGGCTCCTAATTTTTTCTATGAATATATTTGATATTTTCTCACAAGATATTATTGTGAACTATTTCACCCTATGTAAGAGAATAAGCTACCCCTTGACAATAGGTTCTACTTAATGACTTATTCTCTTATTAAACTTACTTTATTCTTTCTTTTATCTTTTCTTCTAACCTTGAAACTAAATTATTAGTTTCACTATCTAACACAACAAAACTCTCTTTATTATTACTAGATACTATAGCTCCTAATTCATCTACTTCTCTTGTAGTATAAGCTATTCTATTCCCTACATTATCTTTTATTACTGCAAATCCAGTTAATATCTTTATAGTTTTACTCATCTTCTTCATGCTCCTTTAATAATAAATTTTCTAATTCAAATGTTAATTCTTTCATTAAATCTTCTTCATCAGTTTCTATTTCATTTTCAAAACTAAATATGTCAATTTCATCACCTTGTGTTTCTATATCTGGCAGATCTAATCTATTGTTTTCATACCCTATTCTTTTCCCCATTAGCTGCCAACTAAAGTTTGTTCCTGGCTCTCCTTTAATTACAACATATGTTTTATATCTTTCTATAGTTTTTATTGATCCATTATAGATTTGCGTAAAAACATGATATGCTGCATTAGTATTAACACACTCTAAGAATATATCATCTATATATAATAAGCATTCTCCATATTCGTTGATTTTACCAAACCCTAAGTCCCCAAAGAAATACTCTGCTGTTTCATAGGCATTTATAAGCCTTGCTCCATAGCTTTTAGTTTCTTGTAAACAGTTCTTACTACCTTGAACACTTAATGATTTAGCAACAATGTTTGCATTATGAAAAGTATAACCATTGAAGTTATAATTGCCCCAGCTAATTAAATTATCCCCTGTACCTGGGTGGGAAGCTTCTGTAACTAGAAATCTTGCATTAAAACTTTCTCCTGATTTATATCCAAGAACAGCTCCATTGTCCCCATACATACCCAGTAAATTAGATACTGTACCAGTTCCATTATTCCAAGATATTGCACCATCTATATCAGCATAGAAGTTTGTGCCTGAGTATAATTTAAGCCCTTTATTTACATACATAGCTGAGTTTACATTAATACCCTTTTTATATGTTTTACTTCCTAGGGTTGTATCCTTACTCCAAAAATCCATAAAGTTATATCTACCATCACTTGATGACCACCCATTGTTTAGGTTTTCTTTGTTAATGTGGTTAAAACTTATATATTCCCCTTGTTTGGCTAGGTTTAAGTCAACCCCATTTACATTCTTATCGCTGGTGAAAGAGGTAGTTTCCATTCTCAATAACTGTTCATTGTTATGAGCAGATTGGAAGGTTAATCCTCCATAGTCTAATGAAACATACATGTTCCCTCTTTGGCTTTTCACAGTGCCTGTAATATCCAAATTACCATTACTATCCCCACTTAATACAGTCTTTCCTGCGTTGTTTTTAACAGTTAAAGCACCATTATTGATTGTGACTCCTGAAGCATCAATAACAGTTGAACCATTGTAAACTTCATCAGGGTGAGGTGACCAAGGCTGTTTAACATCACCTTCATTTATCATCAATTGTGTAAACCAAACATATCCATCACTACCTGAACAATCCATATATAGACAAAGTGTAATAGTATCTGAATCTGTTGGAGCAGTGAACACACCCTCCATCTTATTCCAGTTGGCTATATTCTTTCCAGCAGATGCTAAATTAGTAGAAACAACATTTAGAATATGCCCACCACCATTTGCATTTCTTACTGTAATTCTTATGGTTTTCCCTCTATGTGATGCAGATAGGGCAGAAACAGTGTATTTTTGACCCCTCTTTATTTTAATAGTTTGAGATACACCATATCTTTCTGTTAAATTTGTACCTCTAATTACAACAGCATTTGTATCAGGTAATATATACTGATTACTATCTGTCCAATAAGTTATACTTTTTGAAGTTTCAGTAGTATCTATATTATCAGTGTACCAGTTACTTAACCCATTCTTGAAGTTAGAGTTTTTAACCAAATTATAGCCCCCACTAGCTTTGAAACTGGCTGTTATATTGTTAGCTGTTTGAGTTAATGAAGATTTTGTTGCATAAGTGCTTTCAACATCAGCTTTTTTTGCATAGGTGCTTGAAACAGTATTTGTGATACTATCCTTTGCAACCTGAATTGCTGAATTCATCTGTGCTGTAGTTGAATAACTCTTTAGCTTTTCAGTTGTTGTTGCATTTGCTGAATTGATGGCTTCAGTTTTCTTTGTATCTGCATAAGATTTTGATGTGTTAACAGCTTCTGTCTTAGCTGTATTAACTTTTGATGTAACATTTGTTTTAGTTTCATAAGTTTGTGAAACTCCTAAGTTAATACTATCTTTAGCCACATTAATTTTAGAATCAGTTTCAGATTTAGTATAAGTTTCTGACTTAGTATAAACATCAGTTTTATTTGCTTTTGTTCCAATTACTGAATCAATATCTTCAGGTGCTGGTGTCCAATCTGTAGCTTTAGTCCCTTCCTCTATTTGTACCTTGGATATATAAACAGTATTAGTATCAATACCATACACAAAAGGCTTCATATAATAAACATCTTGTGTATTTGGTGTTTCAAATACAACCCAAACCTTTGTCCATTTATTTGCTTCTAATTTTCCACTTGCAGAAATAACTTTTTCTAAATGCTGTCCACCTGTTTCAGAAGTGTTTAACCACATGTGTAGTGGATTAGAACTATTTACTATCATACTTCCACTAGACTTCATCATCATGCTATATACATAAGTTGTATTTCTTTTTAATTTGATAAATGAATTATATTGAATACCTGAATATCCAGTAACTTTTATAGTTTTTGTACCATCAATAAAAGTTCCTTCTACCTTGCCAATTCCACCACTATTGCCTATCCAATTACCTAAACCATATTGGTCTATATTACTTTTAAGAAATAAATTTCTTCCACCAATTTGAATTCCATCAATCTTATTTGTTAATGTTGTTGTAATATTTGAAAGTTTATTTTCAACATTAGTTTTAGTTTCATAGTTATTTGAAACAGATAGATTGATTTCATCTTTTGCAACTTTGATTTTAGAATCTGTTTCTGTTTTGGTATATGTTTCAGATTTTGTATAAACATCAGTTTTTGAAGCTTTTAAATCAATCTTATTATTAAGTTCAGTTTTTGCTGAATTAACTTTGCTATCAGCATCTTTTCCAGCTTGTGTGATTGCTTCAGTTTTCTTTGTATCTGCATAAGATTTTGAAGTTGAAACAGCTGAATTAATAGCTTCAGTTTTTGCTGAATTAACCTTATTAGTAACATTAGTTTTAGTTTCATATTTATTAGACACACCAAGTTCAATTGAATCTTTGGCAACTTTAATTGCTGAATCAGTTTCAGCTTTAGTGTAAGTTTCAGATTTCTTATATACATCAACTGTATTAGCCTTTTTATCTATAGCTAAATCAATATCTTCAGGGGCTAATGTAAAATCTGTAGCTTTACTTCCTTTTTCAAGTTTTAATTTAGATACATATATTAATCCATTGGCACTTATATTTAATAATAATGCTCCTGCTTTATAAGAATCTTTAGTAACCTTTGATGTTACTGAAAATTTAGTCCAAATATTTTTTTGTACATTAGTATACTTAAACACACATAAGTCTTCAAAGCTAGAAGAACTATTATAATAATTTCTAAATGCAAATTCATTTGAACTCCCTGTTAAATTAATAGAACTATCCACATACACCCAACCAGACAATGTAATATAGTCATTTGCTTTAAGTGATAACCTAGAAAGGTCTATTGTTTGTGAGCCTTGATACCTTGCATTACCATTTGCAAAATTATTTCTTGTAATTTTAAAAGAATTACACCCTTCTACTTTTTTATTAGTATCTAATACAACATTTGACCAATGATTTGTATTTCCTAAATTACCTGTCGCATTTAAAAGTGTATTTCTTCCACCTATTTCAATAGAATCAATTTTACCAATTAACTCATTTTTCATAGTAGTTAATTCAGTTGAGTTAACTTTTAATGTTATTTGATTTTTTAACTGCTCAATACTTGATCCTTGTGTAGATACTTTAGAGTTTAATCCATCTATTAAATTAGTATGACTACTAACTGTACTCTTAGTTCCTTCAAGATCTCTTTGAATACTATTAACTTTAGTATCAACACTTGTAATATTACCTGTTAATTCATTTATCTTTGTTGTATGTGTTCCTATTGTACTATTAATAGAATCAACTTTAGAAACAGTTCTATTATAATCATCTTTAAGTAAAATAGTTTTACCATCTTTAACTATTTGAGTATTATTAATAGCTGTATTTATTTGTCCTTGCATTACTCCTATTGTAGTAGAATGATTTTCTATTAATAACTTAGCATTATCAGCCTGATTTTTAAGAGAATTAAAAGCTACTTCTAAGCTTTGCCCTAAAAAATCTATTGCCACTTTACTAGCTTTAATTAACTGTGTATTAGTATCTTTGTTAAGACCAGTAATAAGAGAACTATAGTTTATTTGCTTTTCTCCTATAGCATCTGTAGCAACCATATTCCCTTTTATTAGATTATCAGCTATAGCCTTTTCCTTAATTCCAGTATGGTCTATAAGTGTTGTAGTACCATCTTCTCCACGCAAAATAAAGTTAAAATTCCCCTTTGCATCTTGTCCCATCTGAATTCTAACTTTATTATTTTTATCTTTAAATTGTTGAGTAGCTCCTACAATTTCAATTCCACCATTATCACTTACTATTCTAAATTTATTAGTAGAAATATTACCAGCATTAATTTTAGAAACATCTAAATTAGCTATCATGGCATTAGTAATAAATCCATTTGCTATTGTTAACTTATCACTTGTTATTCCTCCAGCTTGAATATTTTCACTTGATAAGTTCCCATTTACAAGTGTTTTTATATTTGCTAGTTCAGAGTTAATTATATTAATATTACCAATAACTGCATTTAATTCTGTTATATCTGCTTTATTTATTAATGCATTATTAATTTTCACATCATTTGCTGTTAAATTTTGTATATTAGCATTAATTGCGTTTAAATCTGATATATGAGCAACATCAATTATAGCTTCTTCAATTTTCGCAGTTTTAGCTTCTAATATTTGAGTTCTAATAGATACTGCTTCTACATCTTTAATGTTAGCTTTTTCTATTAATGCTTCTTTAATTATTGCTTGTTCTATTACAGCTCTATTAACTTTGTTTGTA